TTCTTTAGTGTTTCTGGTGTTCCCTGCTTTAGGACACCAGTAGCTTTAACCTGTTTAGCCAAGTCTTCACCAAATACTGAAACGATGCTGTCGTAAGCTCTAGCCTCTGTCCTAGCTGCTGGGTCTTTTGCTTTAGCTAAATCAGCAGCATTGTTTAGAATTTCTTGCAGCTTTTCACCAACCTGTTTTGCAACATAGTTAGGCACGTCTTTAACGAAGTCTGGATAGATTTCAGGTAATCTGCCAAGTGGTACAAGTGAGTTGTCTACTCTTACTACAGCACTTGAAACTAGGTCTAAAACCCATTTGGCGTCTTCAGCATTTGCGGAACCTTCTTTAGCAGCAAACTGAAGTAACTTAAGTAAGGTATATGGGGTTTCTAGTTCACCATCTACCCTTGCTAGCTTTATGGCGTTTTCAAAGTCTTTACGGAAAGTCCTGTGTAGGTAACGAAGCGAATCGGGGTTAGTCAGGAATCCAGTCTTGATAATACGGCGTAGTAATCTTTGATTACCCATCGCTAGACGTAGTTTCTTACCAGGAGTCTGTCTAGCCATCTCATCTAGGTTCTTTAGAACTTTCTTTAGCGCTGAGCCTTCTTTGCTGGCAACCTTACCCTTACCCAAGTCAGCAAATGTAAGTTGTGGAGTAGGAGTCAAATCAAGCGCAGGTTTTTTACCGCTAGCAACTCTAGCTGGTGTAACCGTCTTACCTGTGTTGTATGCATTAGCAGCAGCAACAGCTTCTGGCCTTGTTTTGAAGGTCTCAATGTAATCGCCAGCTCGGACAGCGTATTCTTTTCCGCTTTTCTTTACAGTCGCCTTAGGTGCCTCTGCCTTTTGAACTAGAGACGCTTGTGCGCCCTCCATGTCAGCAAATGCTTTTACATTTGTGCCATCGTAAATCCAAACAGAGCCGTCGCTAGCTTGATGTGGAGTGTTTAGCTCAAGAACAACCTGACCGCCATCTTCAGCTGGAACTTCTACGCTAGCTGGTGCACCATCCTCGGCTTGTCTAGTTGTGGATACTGGTAGCTGACTTACAGGGACCTTACCAACTTCTTTACTGTTAGCTGTAGCCTTGAAGTCTTTTGCTATTTCTCTTGCTGTCTTTTTGTCTGCAGCAGAGCCTATCTTTTCACCAGAGGCGGTCTTGGCTACCCATTCGCTACCCTCACGAGCAACAATCGTGCCAGCGACCTTAGATACATTACCCTTTAGGACATTATCTAAGGTATCTCTGAACATGTCAGTTCTTATGCTAGATAGCAGAGCTTTCTGCCCAGCCTCAAGAGCGGAGGAGGTAATCTGACCTACGTTGAGGTTTATGTTACCCATCTTGAATGTCGGTGCAACCTTAGTGGTTGTGTAAGTACCTAGCCTGCGAATTCGCTCAATTTCTGAAGTTAGGTCAACACCTAATGCACGTGCTGTTTCGAGTTCGCTCTTCTTTACCTTTAGTTTTGGCTCTATAACGCTTTCAACTGGTAGCTCTGGTACCTCACCAGTCTTTTTAGCAGCTGAGGTTTTTGCAGCTACAGAGCTTACCTCGCTACGTGTTGCCTTGACGGCTGCCTTTGTTGCAGCTGTACCTGACTTAGCTGCTGCCTTGATTGTCGAAATTGTTCCCTGACCAGCAAAGGTAAGCGGGTCGTTTATGATGTCGTAAGCAACACCAGCTACGATTTCACCAAGGTCGTACTGCTCTTTATCGCCAAAAAGAACCTGAGCACCGTAAGAGACTTTTTCGCCACGTGTCCAAGCGGTAGCGTTACCCCATGCAGAATCTTCAATAAGCTTGTTGATTTTTTCAATCTGCTCTTTATCGGTAACTGTGACTTTAGGAACAAGCTTAGAAGTATCTACTGGCACTCTTACTGCCATACCACCTACACCCATACCACCAGTACTTGGGGTCAACTTAGCGGTTAGGTAAGACTCTATTCCTGGAGTTACAATACCTTGGTCTGCAAGCTGTCTAACAATCTTTTCTTTTCCAGCATTGTAAGCAAGTGGAGTTGAAATGGCATCAATGACTGTTCCAGCTATGCCAAGCAGTGCTCCCCCAGCTTGGTCACGTATTTTTTCAATTTGCTTGTTTACGGCTTCATCGAAAGTGGTGGCCTTTGTCTTCGGAGCAACTGGGGCTGTAGTACCGCCCCCTGAATACTTACTTGTGCTCAATCTAGGCACAACAACTTTACCTATTTTGCCTACTGAGGTGGGAGGGGCGACTGGGCTAGGAGTGGCAGGTGTTGTAGAGTACTTGCTGCCTGAGTAGTCTTTGTCTGCCATATCGTTCCTAAGGATTAACTAACCTAATTATAGGCTAACTAGCAGCCTCAAGCGAACTATCCGTAAGTAAGCTGAATGTACTGTTGTACTAGCGGAGCTGCTGGGTCTCCAGGGTTAAGGGTCTTCCAACGCTGAATAATCTGTGCTGGAGTTGGTGTCCTACCCTCTGTGTATAAAGTATTGGATGATGACATAATCTCATCTACCAGTGCTGCGACATCAGCTGAAATTGCAGAAGACGCATCTGGGCCTAGTGAGTCGGCAACTCTCTGCTCCCAACCGTAAATATTCTTTTCGTAATCTACAGGCATATTAGCCTTAGCTTCAGCTTCAATTCTTGCAGCCTCAGCCTGACCAGCTGCCCTAATCTGAGCTTCCCGCAGAGCAGCTTCTTGAGCCTTGCGTTGCTGTATCTCACCATAGTTAGCCTGAGCTACAGCCTGCTGTCCAGAAATCTTTGCACCAGCTAGCTGACCCTGAATCTCAACACCCTGGCCTTCAAGCCCAGATAATCTCTGCTCTAGGTTGTTACGTAGTTGCTCAAGAGCCGAGGCTTGCTGGTAGTCGTAGCCACGAACTGCAGCAGTAACATCGTTCTGAGCTTGCTGGCTCATTACGTTCTGTAGAGCTTCCCAAGTCTGTTGGTATTCATTAGAACGTGCGATACCTTCCTCGGCAGCTTTCTGTACTGGCGTAGAAGTAGGCATTGGACCTTGACCACGCTCACCAGCAGTAACCGCTAGTTGCTGTGTTCCCGCAGCGGAACCTGCACGTGCCTCAGCTGTGCGATTAGCTAAAGACATTTGCTGGTCAGCAATTGACTTGGTGAACTGGTCCTGAATCTTCTGACGGTCTTGAGCCCTAACAGTAGTTAGAGTTCCAAAGATGGATTTAATATCTGCCTGGTTAGTTGCGTAACGAGTGTTAGCAGCTCCAACTTGCTTGTTGATGAACTCCATTGCAGGCTGAAATGCTGGAGTAGGGTCTACGTAAAGACTCTGAGCTTCAGCTGATGGAACGATTGGCTCTGCCATTACACAACTCCTGTGTACCTAGGTGCTAAAGCAGACAGCGCTTGCTGAATTGCCTGGTTTCTGTAATCTTGTCCAGCTAGAGTGCCTGTCCAGTCAGTGCCAGTGGCTCCAAACTTAGATAGGTACTGCTGGGTTAGTGATGATATTTGGTCCTTGATGTCAGTTTGAGCTGTAATCTGCTGTGCGTTAGCTTCAGCTTCTGCACGTGTCAAAGCTCCGTATGCTCCGCCAGCCATACCACGAGCTGCAAAGTTTCCAGCAAGACGCTCTCTGCTCTGTGCTGCGGATGACTTTATATCGCTTTCAGCCCTTGCAGCTTCAGTCTGTCTGTTTTGTAAGTCAGCCATAGCCTGAGCTCGTGCTACGTTAAAGGCGCTTTGTCCACCAGCCATTGCTTGCTGATAAACGGGGTCAGACTCTAGGCTCCATTGCTGAGCAGCACTTTCAACTGGCTTTGGCTCGTAGTTAGTGTAGTCAACTGGTTGCATTGCAGGTGCTTGTGCTGGAGCTGGCATAGCCTGTGGCTGAGGTGCTGGAACCATTGGGTTGCTAGCCTGAGGGGCTGGCGGAACGTAAGGGGCAGGCTTTCTCTTAGTGCTAGGCCTTATGTTGCCGTCATCTCTAAGCATTGTATTCTTAGCCATTAGCTAAACCTCCCAACATTGGAGCTAGCAAAAGCCCCTTTGTTTACATCTTTCATTTTAGCCAGGATAGCATTGCGCCTTACCTGAAGTCTACGGTCACGGTCAGCGTAACCAGTCTTGTCAACTGGTCCCATTGTAGGTGACTTCATTCCCTGCCCATAGGTTTTTGAACCTGCAGCGTATGGGTTGAACTCAAAGGTACCTAAATTACGGTTACGTTCTGCCATTAGTTAGCTTCCTTTGAAATCTTAGATTTAGCACCAATCATTGGAATAATGCTAAAAACCTGAACAGGGGATGTTTCAGCCGTTCCGTCACAGTCTAAGTATAGCTCAAAGTAGATTCTTCTGAAGCGAAGCGCCTGATTTAGCTTTACCTCCATACGGGTTACCGAAGTTTGAGGGAACTGAGTAATAATAGAGCCCACCTCACCAGACGGCTCAGTTATGTTATCCCAGGTGCCAAAACTAGTATCTAGGACCCCATCCTTGCTCAACTGGTCCCATGTATAGAAGCTCTCCTCTCCAGCAAAGTCCTTACTTAACTGGTCCCAGCTGGTTGCAGGAGGGGTCTCCACAAGAGCTACTGGATAAGCCAGAGCCTTTATGGGTCTCCGAGTACTTACATCCGCTGCCCAGAAGTATAATCTTTTCCATTCGACAGGTGTATTGAAGTCGTAAATCTTTGTTTTTATAGAGCAATTCATCTCTTCGGAACCGTATTTACTTACGGAAGAATCTTCAATCCTAAAGATAGAGTAGTCTGCTTGACCAGAGTTGCTTGGGTCAGCTGCTCCTGAGACTCCATAGTATAGAGCTTCTATGTTATCTTCAGTCTGCCTAGGGATAGTGTGAAAATATCCGACGTTTGAAGTTGTCTTCCATTCCGACCAGTTATCTAATCCTGTATCGTAGGCATAAATGCTTCCACCATGCCAAACAATGCAACGGCGACCAACCATACTGATAGCGTGCTCAAATCTTTGCTCGTAGCTATTTTCTGGCTTGAAGTCAACTCTTTCTGAGTTGAGTGGGTAGTATAGCCAGTTCTGGTATTTGTAGAGAGTATCGCCAGATAGAACCAAGTGAGTGTTTTCATGCTTTACAACACATCTTCTGCTTTCCGCTCCGATGTCTTGCTGCATAGCCTGCATTACACCTTCTTCAGGAAGGTCCCCATACGAAAATCTGTAAGTAGAGCGGTTCCTGAAAACAACTATGTCATTGTAACCTTGGGCAATAGCAGTAATCCACTGACCATCACCACCACCGATTTCAACATAATAAGGAGCGTTAAATTCATCTAGCCAGTTCCAAACACTAGTGGAGCTTCCAGATGGGCCAGCGGTAGAAATATTAGACCAGTAAAGAATGTTAGCGGTTGTTGTGCCTTGTACGCCAAAACCAAAAAACCTAGTTTGGAATAGCTCGATACCACCGAGTAGGGGCATTGTTGGGGTTACAGTAAATGTTCCAGCTTCCCAGTATCCACCAGCCTGAGTGGTTGAGCAAAGTACAATTTTGTTTAGATACTGCGTGCAGTCAGATGCTCTAAAGGTAGCAATCTGTGTCCAAGCCTTTGTAGTTATGTTGTAAATCCAAGTCTTGTCGTCCGTTATAGCAACAAAAAACCTAGCTCCATCTTGACGGATGTATGAACCTATAATGTCAACTGGCTCATCTGCTACTGGGGTGGTGACAACTGCACCGCCAGCAGTTCTTTCTGGGTAGATAGCTGGACGAGATGTCAAAGCTCCAGTAGTGGAGAACTCTAGGTTTATTACGCTAGCTAGTTCTTCATCGGCAATGGCTGACTGGTCCCAGAAGTTGTTTAAACCTCTAGTAAATTTCTGTAGGGGAGCTGAGCGCTCTCTAATTATCTGGGACATTATAGGTAGTCGTCTGGGTCAGGCATTAGCTGCGTGTATAAATCAGTCTGTGATAGCGCGTCCTTTAGATTTAGCCTATCTAGTCCTTCCCTGAATTGTCCCAACTTGTATGCTGCTGCAGAGTAGTTCTCGTCCATTTCAAGAGCCTGCGAGATTACGTAATTTACAAGCTCATTGAAGTAGCGGTCTGGGATGCTTAGCGTGTCAGTAAAAGCTGCTAGCGGAGCAGGCGTACGGACATACTCTAGCTTGATTGCGTTGGCAATGGACTTTGACGGGACTGGATAAAAAGTAATAATGCCAGCTCGCTCGTACCAAACTTCTGGCTTTTCAGCCTTCACTAAGCCTGTAGGGTCTAGTGCTAAGACGTACTCTCTAGCAGCTTGAGGGGAAATGTTTTGGATTGGGTATCCGCTGACATAGATAGCTTCGATTGCAAAAACTTGGTCATCTGGGAAAGAG